AGGGAGAGCAATAACGACGAGTAAACCCCGCGCGCGCAGCAACAAGCGAGTTATCTCCAATGCCGCAAACCATCGCCCCTACCCCAGAACGCCTCGCTAAAGGCCCTGTCCGCCGCGCAGCGACCACCTCCCAGGACAGCCTCGGCCGTATCGCCCACCCCTGGCATGCTCAAAATATCCTCGACGCCATGCGCGCCCGCGCCGATATCTGCGAAGCACAACACGCCGCCGGCATCCACTTCGCCGAAATCTTCAAACGCGCCGGCGTCAGCAAGCTGCGCGCTACCTCGTTCGAATGGCACCCAGCCAGCCATGCCACCCCAGACCTCCCCTCCGCCGAACGCGCCTACCGGCAACTCTCACACGCGCTCAGCGCGCTGGGCGGCCTGGCTGCGCCTACAGGATCAATTGCTTTCGCGGTGCTCGGCCTCGGCGATAGCCTCACGCTGTGGGCCAGCTCCCAACACTGGACCGGAGGTAGCACCGCCGCCGCCAAAGGCGTGCTGATCAGCGCGCTGGAACTGCTGGCGCAACATTTTGGCTTGACAAAACGCGCTTAGCGCGAAATACGGAATACCAGCATGGTAAAATCTTCGCCTGCTAAGCGCGCCAAACCCAAAGGCAGGCCGCTCCTCTATTCCAAAACTATCGCTCAACAGATCTGCCAGAACCTCGCCGAAGGCCAAAGCCTGGATAGCATCTGTGCCCAACCAGGTATGCCTCGCGCAGCTACCGTCAGAAAGTGGGCGAATGAAGCCCGCGAGGGCTTTGATGCGGAGTACGCACGCGCGAGATCAATAGGTTACGAGAAATTCGCGGATGAGGTGATAGCCATCTCGGACGCTCCTTGCATGGGCGCAGACGGCTATGCGGACAATGGCTTGGTACAAAAGCAGCGGTTGCAGGTAGAGAGTCGCAAGTGGCTGCTATCAAAGATGTTGCCCAAGCAGTTTGGCGACAAAGTCACCCAGGAGATAACCGGCGAGGACGGTGGTGCGTTGATCACGCGCATCGAGCTGGTGGCTGTCGATCCTCGCCCGCGGGAGCAAGCGATCGAGCACGACGATAATCCGCGTCTTCGGAAGCCTGGTGGAAGCCCAGAATAGCCGCGCAGCGGCAACAGCCGCAGAAACCCTAGCATTTTCACCACATACCTACCGCCTCGATAGCGGTAGCTGGGCTGAAAGGCCGCAGAAACCCTAGCTTCTCGCCCTATCGGGCCCTCGCCCCCCCGGCCCACCCATCAGGAAAATGGGTTCCCATCGCGGCTGCGGTGGCCCCGCCGCACACCGCCCGCCCGCCACTCGGCGGGATTTTTTTTTTGCGAAATTGGGCATGCGCAGCATGACGGTGATTGTGTGTCGGGACGGGGTGATGGCGGCGGACAGTGGGGTATGGGTTGGGGATATTTTTTCCGGGCATGTGGCCAAGATAGTGCGGCTGGGGGATGGGCGGTTGGTGGGTTTGGCGGGGTGGCGTCCAGAGATTGAGAAGGGCTTGGCGTGGCTGGCCCAGCGCGCCCCCAAGCCGCCGCCGGTAGGCGACTGTGATTTTGCGGCGCTAATCCTAGCGCCCTGCGGGATATGGCGGGTTAACCACAAATTTGACGTGTACCGGCACATAGGGGAATGGGCGGTTGAGGGGGCTCACGACGAGTTTTTGCTGGGGGCGCTGGCGGCGGGGTCCAGCGCGGCTGAGGCGGTGAGGCTTGCGATTATTTATTGTCGGCGGGCAGGTGGTGAGGTTCAGGTGGAGCGTTTGTGATGCGCATGCGGAGCATGACGGCGGTATTGGGGCTGGCGGCCTGTTGGGTAATGGCGAGCCATGGGGCCCTGTCGCAGGTACCGTTTCTGCCTGGCGGCAACACGGTAACGCTGTCGGTCACGGGGACCACGGCGCGGGTACAGGTTCAGACGAGTTCTGCGGCGAAGGCGATGCGGCTGTACAACAGCGGGACGGTGGCGGTTTTCATCGCCTGCGGGGACGCGGCGAGCGTAGCCACGGTAGCGACCGGGCTGCCGGTAGCGCCGGGCAGTGTGGAGGTGATTGGCTGTGCGCAGCAGTACATAGCGGGGATCAGCGCAGGCACGGCGGCGACGTTGTACGTGACGCCTGGTGACGGGCTCTGAGCATGCGGCACACCGTTGCGGCGGCCACTCTGGCGTTGCTGGCGGCCACCGGCGCAGCCGACGCCCGGCAGCATTACCCGGCGCGTGGGCATCGGATATTGCCGGCGAGTGCGGCGGCGCTAGACAATTTCACGGCGCCGTCTGGTGCGTACTCCTTCCGCAAGCTGCGCAGCGCCTACGCTGGCCCGGCGGTACGCATTCGGCGGGCCAGCGACAATCTTGAGACGGACATAAATTTCCTGGGCTGCACGGGTTTCACGGGGTGCCCGTGGGACGAGGCGGCGGCAGGGGCGCATTGTGCGGCGACGACGTGTTTTGGCCGTACTTGGTACGACCAGAGCGGCGCTGTCCTGGATTTGGTGCAGGCGACGACGGCCAACCAGCCGCAGTTGGTTTTTAATTGCACGGGGACCTTGCCGTGCTGGCAGACGACGGTGACGACGCAGAACCTTCTGACGGCGGCCAATTTCACTCCGGCGACGGGGATTGTGAGTCTAAGCGCGGTGGCGATGCGGGTGGGCGCCGCGACCACCGGGTTGTGCAATTTCATTCAGGCGAACGGCACGGTACAGCGGTTGGCGGGCGCAGCGGTCAACCAGTGGGCGGCTCGGGGCGGTGGTGCCGGCACCCTGACGGTAACGGCGGCGAATGATGTGTGGCACGCCGGTTTGGCGGTGATCACCAACACGGCGGCGGGCGTCGTGGGGATTGACGGCACTGAGACGACCGGCAGCATGGTGGGCACAACGGCGGCGGGGCTGGCGGGAATAACCGGCGGCGCAGGTGTTACGACGTGCCGGTTTGCCGAGGCGATGTTCTGGGACAATTACATATTGACGGCCGGCGAGCGGACGGCGCTGCAGACCAATCAGCGGTCCTTCTGGGGCACGCCGTGAAACGGCTTTTGATAGCCTTGGCGGCGCTGATCCTGTTGCGCGCCGACATGTACCCGGACGGTAGCAATGCCAAGCAGCCGGACGCCTCGATCAATCTGGGGGCGGGTTCGGTTATCGTGCGTGGCCCCGGTATCGACCCGACGGGTGCGACAGACAGCACGGCGGCGATCCAGGCTCTTATAGATACCGTCCCGAATGGCGGCACGGTGCGGATCGAGGTGCCGGGGACGTATTTGCTAACGACAGGGTTGCTGTTGCCGAGCCGTGCCCGGTTGGCCTGCGGTTCCGGGGTAACGCTGAAAGCCGGTGCGGCGTGGGTGACCCCGCCGGGGCCGAGTGTCGCCAATATCCCGCAGTACTCGGTGGTTGCGAACAAGAACTTTGCGGCAGCAGTCAGGACCGACCACGACATTCAGGTTGACGGATGCACGTTTGACACGTCGGCGAAAGCCAATGTCAACGCCATCGACTTCCGGCAGGCAACAACAATAAGGATTTTATATAACCGCCAGGTACAAGGCAGCAAGGGCAACTTCACCAAGATGCAGGCGACCGACGACCAGTTGATCGCCTACAATCACGCCTATGTGCCGGAGAGTTGTCTTGGTACATACGAGGCGCCGAAGAATGTTAACTATCTTTACAACACTTGTATTTCCGAGACGGATGCTGGGCAGGATAGTCCGATCCTGATCACCGGGACGGATCAGGCTGAGACAGCGGCAACTCAGGCGTCTGGCGGCCGGATCGAGGGGAATGTCCTCTACCCTGGAGCTAACGGTGTCGGCATCTGGCTGAACGGGCTTGGGCCAGCGGCCTCTGGCGCTAGCAATATCACCGTTACCGGCAATACGATATATGCTCAATCGAAGGCCGGTTGCGTTAAGGTATCGAGCAGCAGCAACAACAATGTGGTGCGCGACAACACTTGTTTCAGCCCCAATCAGATCCCCTTTGTCGATGCTACGGAGGCGGGCGGCGGCGTGCCGTCGAACACGTTATATCAAGGTAATTTTGTGCTTGGCGCGGTTAATCTTGTTGGCGGAAGCGGCCAGGGGTCGGCGCCTTATAGCGGGGTCGGCACCGGGACGCGGTTTTTGGATAACTATGCCGATGGCGTTTACAACTATGTAGTCGATGCACAAGGATCGACCGACGCGGTGATTGGCGAGAACCGGGCCGGGACGGCACCGCTGGTGTCGCAGGTGCGGATGGGCACCGGCACTTTGTGGCGGGCGCATCAGCGCAAATTGACATGGGTGCCAACTCTCCAATTTGACTCGGTCAGCACCGGCATAACCTACAACAACCAGGAGGGGTATTATTGGCGGGAAGGGCCGCAGGTGTGCGCATATTTTTACATCGGGTTGTCGAATAAAGGCGCGGCGGCGGGCAATGCTACGATTGCCGGGTTGCCGTATCTGTCGGCGACCGGGCCGCAGGCCTATCCGGTGGAGATAACCCAGCAGCAGAACTTTGCGACGATCACGGCAAGGTCGTTTGGCCGGTTTATTACCGGGCAGGCGACGATATTGCTGGTAGATGGCATTGTCGGCACCCCGGCGCTGACCAACGCGCATTTTGCCAACAGCACCATTCTGGTCGGCGGTGGCTGCTACATGACGGACAGCTGAGCCATGACCCGCGCCCTTGCCCTCCTGCTGGCCCTGCTGGCGAGCCTGCCGGCGGCGGCGGATATGTACCAGGACGCGCGCAATGCCGAGCTGCCGGCGGCGCCGCATAACCTCGGGCTGTCGTATGCGGTAAAGCCGGGCGGCGACGTTCAGGCGGCGCTGACTGCGGCGGCGGCAACCGGCGGCACGGTGAACGTGCAGGCGGGCGCATACGCGCCGACGACGAGCCTTGTGGTATCGAGCAATACCCGCATCGTCTGCGAGCCTGGGGCGATTTTTACGGTCACCAATACCGGCTGGAGCGGGCCGACGGTCAACGGGCTGAACACGGCGTTGTTTATCAACCAGAACCATGCCGCCGCCTCGATCACCGACGAGAACATCTCTATCGAGGGCTGCGGCCTGGTAGCCACCGGCACCTTCGCGGCGAACTCCAACTATTTTCACATTTACATGCGGATGGCGCGGAACGTGACCGTCGCTCGCAATAATTTCACGGCTGGCGGCAACGCGGTGTCGTTCCTTGGCACCGACAAGACGCTGGTCGAGCAGAACAACGCCACCGACACGCGGCATTGCTGGGATCATTGGGAGGCGCCGACGCGGGCCAAGGTCTACGGCGGCACCTGCATGAATGCGTTTTCGGGGTGCTGTTCACCGGCACCAACACGGCGCTGACCCTGGCCGGCATGGCTGACGACATCGAGGTCATCGGCGGCAGCTACAGCATGGCCAACGTCAGTGGCGCCATGGGCATGTGGTTCAACGGGCTGCGGGCCGGCAGCGGTGCTAGGAATGTGCGGGTCAAGGGCGCCTACATCGACATGAGCGCCGCTCTGACCTCGCCTGGCCCCTGCGTGCGGGCCAGCGGCGGCGGCTCGGACATGGACATCGACGTGTCCTGCAAGGGCACGACGAGCGCCACCTATGCGCTAGATGCGAGCGCGGGCGGTGATGCCGGCGGGTTTCCGAGCCGGGTGCGGTTTCGCGGTGATCTGTTTGGCTGGACGGTGAGCAACCTGCTCGTAAACATGGATGCGCCGGACAGCAGTGTGGACAACCTTACCTGTCGGAGCAGCACCTATACTTACATTGTCGGTGGCAGCGGCTCGAATGTGGCGGCCAACGACCTGACGTTCAACTGCGCGACCGGCTCGTCTGGCCGGTTCAACCTGACGCACGCCACCAGCGGCTCGGCATGCGAGCGCACGTCGGCCGGCGGCGCGGTGCGCTGTATCGGCTTGGTGCTCAGCAGCTCGGTGTTCCGGCTGGTGTCATCGACGCCGGCCAGTGCGACGGCGGCCTGCGCGGCGGGCGACTTCGCGGCGGATGCCGGGTTTCTCTACTACTGCATCGCTGCTAATCAGTGGCGGCGCGCCGCGATGGTGGCGTGGTGATGACCCGCGCCCTGGCCAGCCTGTGGAATGTTGATCTGACGGTGAAAGAGGATGGGCTGCGGCAATGAACGGCAAGGCCGGGCAGCTCGCGCTGCCGCGGAAGTTGGTTGAGGTGTTCTCCGGCGAGGCGCTGTACCGGGGGGCATTCGGCGGCCGCGGGTCGGCTAAGTCCAGATCCTTCGCAAAGATGGCCGCCGTCTATGGCTTGCGGGCGGCGCAGGCGAAGCAGAGCGGGGTGATTGTTTGTGGCCGGGAGTTTCAGAACTCGCTTGATGAAAGCTCGATGGCTGAAGTTAAGCAGGCTATCGAGAGCGAACCTTGGCTTGCTGCGAACTATGAGATTGGGGAAAAGTACATACGCACCCGCGACGGCCGCATTGATTTCACCTTTGTTGGGCTTCGGCGGAACATCGAAAGCGTCAAATCCACGGCCCGCATTAGGCTTTTATGGGTCGATGAGGCGGAACCCGTTTCGGAAGTGGCGTGGCAGAAAGCCATTCCTACCGTTCGTGAAGAGGGCGCCGAGATTTGGTGCACGTGGAACCCCGAGCGGCGAGCGTCAGCGACGAACCAGCGGTTCCGGGTGAACCCGCCTGAGAACAGCAAGATCGTCGAGGTCAACTGGAAGGACAACCCGTGGTTTCCGGCGGTGCTAGACAGCATCCGGCGCGAGGATGAGCAGAAGCGGCCGGAGCAGTACGGGCACATTTGGGAGGGCGACTACGCGACGGCGCACGTGGGCGCCTACTTCGCCAAGCCGCTCTCCGATGCGAAGCAAGAAGGGCGGATAACGACGGTTACCCGCGACCCGCTCCTCAGCATCAAGGCGTTTGTCGACCTCGGCGGGACGGGGGCCAAATCGGATGCTTACGCCTGCTGGATCGCCCAGTTTGTCGGCACCGCGATACGCGTGCTGGACTATTACGAAGCTGTCGGAGAACCGCTCGCGGTTCACCTTCAATGGTTACGAGACCGAGGTTGGGGGAAGGCCAATATATTCCTCCCACATGACGGTGCCACTCACGACCGCGTCTATGACGTTTCTTTTGAGAGTGCCTTCCGATCCGCCGGGTTTCCGGTAGAGGTGATCCCGAACCAGGGGCGCGGGGCGGCGCGGTCCCGCATCGAGGCGGCGCGGCGGATGTTTCCGAGTATCTGGTTCGACGAGACACGCACCGAGGCCGGGCGGGACGCGTTGGGCTGGTATCACGAGCGGCGCTCTGAGGACGTGCGCGACGTCGGGCTGGGGCCAGAACATGATTGGTGTCTTGCTGCCGGGACGCAGGTATTAACTCCAAATGGGTGGCGTGTAGTTGAAGATATTTCTGTGCATGATCAAGTGGTGACACCAATTGGTAATCGCCGTATTATGCGAGCCGGCATTGTACGGATGACGAACGAATGGATAACGGTGAAGGGTATTCGGTGTACGCCGGAACACCGGTTTTTTACGAACCGGGGCCTCGTCGAGGCCAGCAATTTGCTGTCCGGGGACAGGTTTTGGACCCGCGGCGATTGGGGCCTTCGCATCCTCGCGTTCTTGTCTGCGACACGGTCTTTAGGCTTAAAGACCGCTATTATGTTGGCAACCCCAGAAATCAGCCAAGGGGCCGGGGTCGCGTCTCGGTG